TTAACAGGAAAAGATCTTACTCATAGAGATCCAGGCGATTTACCTCCGGGTTCTACAATGCAATCTAGTCAGCAAAGTGTAATCAAGACTCCACCAATAACAACAACTAGTAGTGATACAGAAGTAACTAATGCAATCCCAAAAGTCTAGATAAAGGAGAGAAAGATATGAGTTTTCTATCTACAGTAGGAAAAGATTTTGAAGCAGTATTCGCGTGGCTAGGTTCATCTAAAGGACAAGCTGTGGTACAAACTGGAGAGGTGGTAGTAGAAGATGTAGCCACTGCTTTTGGGTTTGGGAATGTAGTTCAAGGAGGGATTAATCTCCTTAATAAGTGGGCAGGAGAAGCGATTAAAGTAGAGACTCTGGCTGCTGCTGCGGGTCAGCAAACTGGATCAGGGGCTACTAAATCTTCTGCGGTGCTTAGTGTCATGGTTCCAGAGCTTGCAGCATATTTGCAGGCACAAGGAATTACTAGTTCAGATGTTACTAGTCAAGCAAATGCGATTAATACTGCATTGGTAAATCTGCTGAATACTTTGGCTTCACCTAATACTGCAAAAGTTCCTGTTACTACTGTAGCCACTCCGACTCCGGCCACGCCTGCATCTTAAGTTAGAAGAGTCCGCTTATGCCATTGATTACACCCAGAAAAGTAAAATTCTCCGAGCCTGAGATGGAGAGATACTGGACTTATATTGAGAAGCAGTTGGATATGCTTATCATGCAAGGCCAACAATTCAGGACTAATGATTTGCCTGAGTGGACTCGTCTGCTTAAAGGAAGGCCGAAAGATAAAGAACGGAACTTCCCATTTCCGGGAGCTAGTAATCTTGTAGTGCAGTTAATTGCTACTCGCGTAGAACAAATGCTGTCTAGAATAATGGCAATGTATATGGTTGATCCATTATGGACAGTAGCAGCGTTATCTGATTTACCGGGACAAGAAGCTGATGAGATGGCGAAGGTACTAGAACAGTTTCTAGTAGACATGGCGATTGATCCTGCGGAGTTGGCTTTATACAGGCAAGAGGAACTGTTCTTTCACGATGCGATTGCTTATGGAACCAGTTTTATGTACTTGCCTTATCAGTATATTACTGAACAGCAGTATGTAGGAATTCCGGGTTATATTGGGGCTAATGTCAGGGATGAGTTTAAGACTCTGATTACTAAGGATGGGCCAGTACCAGAGAATATTCCGATTCAGGATATCTATATTAGTAACAAGGTAACTGATATAGAGAAAGCTAGGTTTATTGGGAGGAAGGTCAAACTAACTCGCGAAGCAGTGGAAGACAGATACTCTTTTGGGGTATGGGATAAGAAGACTATGGAGGCTATTCTAGCTCATCCTGATACTCCGGGGACAGAGTATGATATAGATGCTGCGAATGATGAGAAAGGGATTCAGACTACTGGGAATGAGTATGAGGCCATTTATAATGTATTTGAGTGCTTTGTAAAATGGGTACGTGAAGGCAAGATGTATGCGACTATCGCACACTATCATTATAGTTCAAAGACCAGAGCTAGCGCAGTATTTAATTATTTTCCTAAGAATGGGCTGCCGCTAGAAGACTGTCGATTTGGGTATGACTCGAATCAATATCTAGGTTATGGCTTTATTGAGATGCTCAAGTCCTACCAAGAGGAAGTGAGCCAGCTTCATAATAATCGCTTGGATAATGAAGCGATTAGAAATAATGTTACTTTTAGGGCTGATCCTGATTCAGAGCTTTCTTCTAGTCTTAAGTTCTATCCTGGTGTAGTAGTTCCCGCGAGAAAAGATGAGGTTGAAGTATTAGAAACCGCTGCCGCTGGAGCAATGGACAACGCAAATTCAGAAGGTCTGAGCACTAGTATGGCCAACGAGCGTAGTGGAATTGACCCTGCTATTGCTGGAACTGGTACTGGTATTGTAAATCCGAAGCGTGGAATTTATAGTAGCCAAGGTACAATGGCCGTGTTGCAACAGCAAAATAACAGAACCGGGCTTAGAATGATGGACGCGAGGACTGCCCACGTCAAAATTGGGCGGAAACTCGCTGATATGTATGCCTTTATAGGCGCAGGGAGCAAGATCAGGCGTTATGGGGCACAGGCGGAAACTCTGAGAAAAGCGCTTGATTCTATTAAAGCAGGTGGGTTAGGATTAGCAATCCGAGCCAGTGCAGGGGCTAATAATGTAGAGAGCGATAAACAGAATTCAGTACTGCTTTCCCAGTTACAAGAGAAGTATATTGCAACAATGGGACAGCTAATGCAGGCTCTACAGAATCCTCAGATACAAGATGCTCCAGATCAAGTAAAGTGGATTCAGGATACTTTGTTTGCAGAGAATACTTTGACTAGGCATATATTTAGAATTTTTGGTTATTCAGACGTGGATAAGTTACTACCTTTCCCAGAGAGTGTGAAGAATGCCAGATCACAACAGCCCCAGCCAAATAGCAGTCAGCTCGGTCAATCAGTCCAGAGCGCGGGTCAGAACATTATTCCAATCCAATCAGGCGCAGGCGCTAATACAGTTCCTATTGGACCTCAATCGCAGCAGGCAAGCTAGTCTTATTAAGGAAGCGGACTTAACTAAGATTTACAGGTTACAAGGGAATATTGAAATGCTTGATATATTGATTCAAGAGATGAAGGCTATTAGTTCAAATACGCAAGATACTTTGATGTAAAATAAGGAGAGAGAAATGGCAATGTTTGGTAAGAATAATCGAGATGAGGATGATGTTGATCCAGGTAAAGCAGTAGAGGCGAAGTTTGGAGAACTCAGTACTAAGTTTGGTGAGCTTGAATCTAAGGTAGTGACCAAAGAAGAGTTCAAAGCTGTTAGTGAAGGGATGACTACTATTCTTGCTGAGATGAATGCTGCTAAGGAGAATCGGCGTAAACAGCAAGAAGCTGCTGCGGCAAGGGCGACAGAGGGTACTAAAGATTATAATCCAGAAGATGCTTTTAATGAGTTCGCTGCTGATCCAAGAGCAGCGCTTAATAGTGCTACAGCTAGGGCAGAAAGAATTGCGGCAGTAGCTCTGGGAAAACAGACTAGGCTAGAGGTACTAGGTGGAAAAGAGTATTATCATGGTGAGTTTAAAACCAAGGTAGATAATATGATTGACACTGGGACCACAGATGCTAACGCCCTGTCTAATGTTAGTTATATTCTGAATTGCTATAATCTGGTTTATGCTGAGTATGCTCAGAATGGTAAGCTAGATGATATGAAGAGAGCCGCTGCTGCTCATGGATTTAGTGATGGCGGATCTTCTGGTAAGGGCGATTCAGAGGATAAGACGGTTAAGATTGACTTCCGTGGTCAACAGAACTATCCCGCAGCTAAAGCTAGAAGCGCGATGGAACAAATGGGGTTGAAGGATGAAGACTTGGTTAATGCTGCTAAAGAAGGTGTGATTAATGGATTGGAGGTACAGGCATAATGGCTATGACTAATAGTAATATGAACAATCCTACTCCAGTCCAACCTAAAGAGGGTGGTCCGCTTGATGTGGCCCAGCCAATTAGAGTAGCCCAGCCAGTTGTAACTGCCGCGCAACTCGCAGAAGCAGCGAAGAATCTAGCTCAGATCACACCTAAGAAGGATGAAGAAGCAGCGCTACTTGATGATGCCTCAAAGGAATTTGAAGATCAGATTACATTTGAGGCGAAGAAAGCTCAGGCTATTCTAGCGAAAGAGAATGAGGGTCAGGTTCAGGAATCAGGGAAAGATATCTCTGAATTGATTGAAGCTGATGCTTATAACATGGCTATCCCGATTAATGCGGGGGCTATGTATGATCCTGATTTGCTGAAGGTTGTTTTGATTGATAAGAATTATGTAGCTCGGTGGGGTAATAGGAATAACATCCGTCAAGCGCAACTTGCTGCAAATGGGTTTAAGCCAATTACTCTAGCAGAAGTAGATAACCCAGATACTCTCACTATGTTTGAAGATGCTCAGGGTCACTTGGTTTATGCTGATTTAGTAGCTATGAAGTGTCTTAAGACTTGGTATTATGCTGGACTTAGGCGGGCTTATCTTAAGTCTAAGTATGCTACTAATGACCAAGAAGCTGCTAAAGCAGGAGCAGCTTTTGCTAAAGAGCGGCTTATGGGAGAGCTTAAAGGCTCAGAGCGTTCTTATATGAGTATGCATGAAGGTAAACCAATTTATAAACCTAACATTGGGGTTTAAAGTAGAAGTTCAACCTTGTTGTAATTCAACCTAAAAGAGGTAAAAATGGCCGCTAATCTAACTAATCATGGTCCGATTAAGTTTGCACAGTCCTATAGTCAGAAGGGGCCATTTAGTACGGCGCTTCCTGAAAGGGCTGGACAGACTTTTAAGGACGGTACGCCTGTACAACCTTTCACTTCAGGCTTGAATATGTTCGCTCAGGCATGGGATGGAACAACTGTTGCTAAGGGGATTCTTGGTATTAGCTACGGCCCCGGTGCTAACTTGCCGTCTAATGGTGCTGGCGCTCCGGTACAATTTGGTCCGGTGGGTCCGCCAAGAGCTACTGGAACTTTTGGTTCAGTCACTAATCAATCAGCCGCAGTAAACATTGCTATCGGTCAGCCTGCAACAGATGGCAGGACTCTTTATCAGGTTGCTGATGGAGATACTATCTTTGAGGCTGTTTATGACAACTCCACGGGTACTGTGGCAGCGGATTACACACCTACTAGCAGTCAGATTGGCACTGCTTATGGGCTTACTGTTGACTCTTCTGGTTATTGGTATGTTGACGGTGGTGTTACTGGTGCTAATGCCGTTGCGGTAATTGTGGGTCAGAATCCTGATTATGGTTTCGGTCAGGTTAATGGTAGTGTTCGTTTTGTAATTCTTGCTGCTGCAAGGGCAATTCCGTCTATTATCTAAGCTGATTGGGATTAAATCTGATTTAAGGAGTATGTATTATGGCAATGGTGCGACCTAATTTTAGTCAGCTTATGCAGACGGGACTCAGGAAATTGTATCTTGAGACTGAGATGCTTGAGCAAAGGGCAGAAGAATTTCCGACTTTGTTTAATGTATTGAAGTCGGACAAACAGTATGAGCAAGATGTTAAGTTTGCTGGTATGGGTCCGCTACAAGAAAAGCCAGAAGCTACGGCTGTGGCATACTCAGATATGATTCAGGGCGGGTCACTCCGTTACTTGCATCTTACTTATGCTCTAGCGGCTCTAACGTCCAAAGAGCTGATGGATGATGACCAGTATGGGATTATTAAGAAGATTCCACAATGTCTTGCAAGGTCTACTCGTTTTACTCGCGAGTCTGTGGCTTTTGCTATTCTTAATCAGGGATTCTCATCCACTGTCACCACGGTTGATGGAGTATCTCTGTTTAATAATGCCCATCCCTTACTTGGTGGCGTTGCTGCAACTAATCTTGGACCGGGACTCCAAAACGTAATTAGCACTGCGGGTACATATCCTAACCGTCCTCCTACTGATTTGGATCTTAGTATGGGTGCCCTTCAATTGGCTACTGCATACTTTGATAGGTTGGTTGATGCTCAGGGTATGCCAGTAGCGCTAAAGCCTAAGTATGTGGTTATTCCTACTGAACTCAAGTTCCTCACAAGGGAAATTCTGGGTTCTAGTGGAAAGCCGGGAACTTCAGACAATGATATTAACTCTATCTTGGCTGAGGATTATGAATACATCGCTCCTCATTACTTGACCAGTGCTACTGCTTGGTTCTTGATCTGTGAGAAGAGTCAGCACCAGATGAATGTGTTTATTAGGGAAGCTCCTAATACTTCGTTTGATGATGACTTTGACACGGATGGAATTAGGCAGAAGACTAGGACTCGTATGAGTGCTGGTGCTACTGATTGGTACGGAACTTTTGGAAGCAATGGTCCTTAAACTATGAAACGACGTGGACAAGGATTGGGTGTCAAGGGTACTCCAAAGCTTACTAATAGTAAGCGCCCTGGCACCCATCCGGGAATGACTAAAAAGAAGGAGAAGGAATGATTACACTTTTGATCTGGTTTCTGATTCTTCTACTTATCATGGGAATTGTCTGGGCGATAGTAAATCAGATTCCATTTTTTAATCCGTTCAGATGGATTGTAAATGTGGTGGTTTTACTAATTTTCTTGATTCTAGTTATTGCGCTTTTCACGGGTTATTTACCAACTCCGGGATACCCAGTAAGACACAGTTTGTATTAAGGAGAGACTATGCCTAATGTACCGCTAGGACATAAGTATAATGATGAGATTGTAAATGTAGGAGTGGATACTGTAACTGGGGAAATTGCTACTACTGGTGGGCCGCTAGCAAGTGGAAATCCGGTAGTGCATCCTAGTCACCCCGCAGCACAGAAAGCTATGCAGGACAATAAGACTGGGCCGTATTCAGATGAAGTGGATAATACTCTGCCGTCAGAAGGCACAGAACCTCCTTCGATAGAGAATAAGCCAGAGCAGCCAATTGTAGTAGTGCCTCCGACTGTAGTGCCTCCGACTGATGCTAAACCTGAGCCAGTTGCAGTAATTCCTGGTCCTGCTGTAACTGGAACGCCTATAACTTAAGTTCCCGCGGCTAATGTTTGGTTCTCTCCTTTCATTATGTCCGGGTTAAAGAGGGAGTGTGAAGCTTATGACTTTGCCCTCCCTCTTTTTAGGATTAAGATGCATAAAGGTATACATCCAAAGCTAATGAAAGCACCCAAGCTTCCTAGGATTCCGAAGCCTAAGTTTAGTCACGCGAGTGGGATGAGGATGCCGAGGCTTAAAGTAACAAGGAACTTAGAACCAAAGGAGTGAATATGCCTCTGGAAAAGGGAAAATCAAAGAAAGCTTTTAGTCATAATGTTAAGGCTGAGATGAAAGCTGGTAAGCCACAGAAACAAGCGGTGGCTATAGCTTATGCACAGAAGAGAAAGAAGAAGTAGTTATGGGAAGCTCTTCTAGTTTCGTTGGTCCGCATACTTTTAATAAAGGACCGTGGCATAATTGCTCTAGGTGTGATAAGAAGTGTAAGCTAAATGCTATGACTTGGCAAAGGGGACTTATCTTGTGCCGAGAATGTCTTGATCCTTATCCGTTGCTCGGACAAAGAGAAGAGGCTATAGCACAAGTTCTAGAAGATGGTAAACATGATTTTCAGATTAGTCCCAAGCTTGAGTTTCCAGAACCAGATTCAGATGATTTAATGATGTTTTAATCCAGAGATAGGAGCATAACATGGCACTTCCGTTTCCTTATGGCACTATTAATTCAAATCAACTTCAGCAGAAAAGGAAGATTTTTCTAGGTGCTGAAAAGTTTGCAGCTTTTGGTACAGCAACGCTAACTAGAGGAGCTAAGGGGAATTATTACTGGGCTGTGGGGGCTTCGCTTACTACACAGTTTGTTTCTAGCTTGTCTCAGGCTATTAATAATTATCAAGATGCTAATGTTTCCTATACTAATGCTCAGGCAGTTAACGGAGATATGGCACTAAATAGTGCGACTGCTGTTTATCAAGTCTCTGTAGCCAATCTAACTTCAGCTACTCTTGGTGTTAGTGAATCTACATTTGGTGCAGCTACTGCGCCAGTAGTTACTGATCTGATTGCTCCTGCTACACTTGGGATTGTTTTTGGGGCGAATATCCAAGAAGTAACTGTAACTCCTTCAACTAATAAAGCATTAGTTATTAATCCTGCTGAGATCGTAGTAGAAGCAATCTTTGTAACTCCATCAAGTTCAACTTTTCATTTCTATGGAGTTATTCTAGACGTAATGTACTCACGATAAATACGCCAGTTCTACCAGAATAAGGAAAGGGAATCATGGCTAATAATATCTCTGGAAACCCTCGGAATAATATTGCTTCCGAGGGTATTCTTTTGGCGGTGAATCATGGCAAATAGTGTAACTGGAAATCCTTGGAGAGTAGATACTCCGGCGGTACTTTGGACTCAGAGATTTAAATTTGATGGCGGCACATGGAATGCTGCGGCAGCTAGTGCAACAATGACGTTAGTAGATAATACAGGGAGAATTGTGTTTCAAGCTGTGTTTCCTACTGATCTAACTCCGGTTCAAATACCAAGGATGGGCTGGATTAATGGGCTGACTTGTACTGTGCTTAGTAGTGGGAATATTTCTATTTTTGTGGGGAATAGGTAAATGGCGGATATCAAAGCAGCAGTGGAGTATGTATTGAGGCAGGAAGATAGTAGGCTGAGTGGAGTTATTACTAACGATCCGGGAGGCAGGACTAGGTTCGGTGTTGCGGAGAAATACCATCCAGAGTTGACAAGTACGGGTTTTTATGATACGATGCCACGAGACGAAGCCCTAGACATGGCGATTCAAGTATATTCTGATTCTTATGCTAAACCATGCAAACTGAATCAGATTCAAGGGCAAAGTGTAGGTAATGCACTTCTTTCTTATGCAATTAACATGGGGAATAAACAGTCAATTAAACTTCTCCAAAGGACTCTAGGACTAGATGAAGATGGAGTTATGGGGCCAAAAACACTATCCTCAGTTAATGCAGTAACTCCTTCTAATCTCCTCATGGCCTGGAAAAGTATGATGATTTCATACTATGAGAACGTGGTTGAAAAGCATCCAGAGGATATAGTTTATCTTAACGGATGGAAGAATAGGGTAAATCAGAATACTACGCAATTGGTTTAATTATGGCGCTTCAGTATAATAAAGCGAATAGTATGTTTGAACTAAGCTACCAAGCGCCATTTGGTAGCTTAGATACTACTTCTTATCCTAGTGCTATTAATCCGGCTAATTTCGCGGCAACAGATGGGGTTTATGTAGAGAATAACTATCTGAAGTCGATTAATTTTAAGGCTTTTGCAGCAAGCTTGACGCTGAATGTAGAGAGCTTTATTACGTTTGTGCCGTACTCTAACTATAATTCAGTAGGCACCGCGACTAACTTTTTGCTGGGTTATGTAGTCACGAACAAGAGGGTTTATACTGTAGAGTTAACTGCTGGGAACTTGATCTATACAGTAGTAGCAAGCTATACTCCTGCAAATCCTACTATAGTTGGTGGGGGAAACTACTTAATAATTAACAACATTGCTACGCAAAGCAGTAAGCCAATTATCTACTGGACTGCTGAAGGCTGGAGTGAGATTTGGCAGTATGATCCGAATACTACTACAGCAAGTGTGCTGACTACTTATGTAGGTGGGGGGAGACTGGCGCTGCTTGATAATCAGATGTTAAATCTGGGTGGATTTAGCGCGCTTGATGGTTATGTTCCGAATCGGATTTCATGGTCTGCGCCGGGACAATATGGCCAGTTCATGCCATATGATGTGGGGTCTGGGCTTGGTAATTATGCCGCTGGATTTAATGATCTGCCGGGAGTAGATGACCTTCTAACTAACTTTGCAGCTATAGGTACAGTAGGTTATATCTGGAGGAATCAGGGTATAACTCAAATGAATCCTACTGGAAATGGGATTGAGCCTTTTACTTTTAATCATCTCTGGGCTAGCGAACTAGGTATAGGTTCACCTTATGCAGACTCAGTGGTACAATATGGCTCAGTCGCAGCTTTTACAACTGATAATGGTATCTATACTCTGGGTCTTTCTGGGCTTACTGAGATAGGTCAAAGTGCGAGAGATGCTATATTTAGGACGCTGAATAACAGTGTTCAGACTGTGGCACA